CACACCGCCCGACACCACTTCGTAGATAAAGATGTTGGAGAAGATGTAGCTGCCAGTCGTGACAGTTGCACCTTCTGCCCAGATGGTGGCAGCTGTGCCGTCCGGTGCTAAAGGCGTAGAGGAAATCTGCAGGGTACGCAGACAGCCGGTGTCGCGTACTACCTCTTCTCTAGCCTCGTTGATGTAGTCGGTTAGTTCCGACTCGCTCCAAAAGACGCTATTTGCATCGTGCAAGAGGCGTTGCACTTCCGTGAGATAGGAAGATAGTGTTGCCATGTAGCGTCCATATCAAGCGACCCTGGGACTGGCTTTCCCCGCTGCCCGTTTTTCAACGAGCAGGGGAACGACACCAGCCGCCGAGGGTAACGAGCGGCCTTTGCTGGGAGCTTCAGTAGAGATCGTAATCTTACCGAGACGCTCCAATCCTTGTTCGTATTCGGTGTTGAGCCGTACCCAACCCAAACGGATCAGGTACGGCATCTTGTCAGCGTCTTCATAACCAAAGACATGACGGGCTGCAGCCACCGGCATAGCCGTGGTTTGTCCCGCCTTGAACTCGTAGGTCACGTTGCAGAACTCCGCAGAGAAGTTCTGCTCCGTGCCGTTGGTTATGTAGAGCGCATCACTCATAGCGTCACAACGTCACCGAAGACCGTGATGTCGCAAGTGCCACCAGACACCGCAGTGTTGACCCTCACGAACAGAGCACCTGCGCTGTACACGGTGGTGGCCGCGCCAGCTGCAAGCGTCATGTCCTGAAAGGTCGAGGTGCTGGTGATATTTCCCAACGTAGTCGCAGCGCCAATGGCATTGCTCGTGTTCCCATCATTGCTGGTGAGAACACTGACGTTGCCAGTGGCGATACTCTTGTTGGCGTTTGCAACAACGATACGGCGAACGATGTAGCTACTGCCCCCACTCATGAAGATGGTAGCCACGGCATTACCCGTGGAACCAATGTTCACGGTGGCAGTTTTGCCAATGCCAAAGTTACCGAATCGGTCAGGATAGAGAGCGCCTACATGATTCGCGTTCATATCGGCTCCTTACGAGTTGTAAGTGCCGGACACGGCCTCACCGCCGTCCACAGTGACGAAGGTCACGGTGGTGTTGGCAGAAGCAGCGTTGACGAACACGTTGATGCCGTCAGAGATCAGCACGCCACCCGTGTTGTTAGCCATCAGCGTCACGATGGATGAGCCGTTGTTAGCGGTCACCGTCACGTTAGCCGTGGGGAACATCAGGTAGGTACCAGCAGGCACAGCCGCACCAGCCGTGGTGGCGGTGACGGTGGTGGTCTGCCAGTAAGCGCCTGCCGAGTTGGTCAGAGCGCCTGCAACGAGGATTTTGTTGAGTCCGAGTGCCATGACGAGTTACTCCTTACAGGGTGAGGTAGTTGTAGCCCGTCACTTTGGACATCGCCTTGGGTTTGACGTTCACCAATTCGGCAATCATCAAAACCGCGCCGACGTAGCCAATCTGCCAGTTCGGCAGGGTGCTCTCGAAGCCCGTGAACACGAACGAACCCTGCTCATGGATGTAGAGCGACAGGTAGTTAGTGTTCAGGAAGTACACCGTGCCTTCCGGGCAGTACGGATCGGGATAGATCGGCACGCCAGCCACCATCAGGGCGCGGAATGCAGCCTGCGGCCCGTTGGGGTCGCCGTCGAATCCAGAGCCGGGGGTGATAACGTACTGCTCTTGACCCACGAAGTCTTGGGCCAACAGCGTCCAGGTACCGAAGCCGCAAACACCGAAGCTGGGCATCTCAGCGCCGTTCTTCACGGTACCGGAGATGTACTGCAGGATGTTTTGACGGGTCGGGTTGACCGAGCCTGCAGCGTACTGCTTGCTCTTCCACCAGGTATAGGTGGAGCGGTCAATGTTGCCGTAAGTGCCGGAATCGGCCACGGCCAGCGGCAGACCAGTGAACTGCTGCGTGTTGGTCGTGTTGTTGTACAGCGAGGTGGCCATTGCGTCCATCATCACGTTGGTCGCATCGTTCATGCGAGCTTCGATCAGAGGGATAACGGCTGCGTCTTGCTGAACGGCACCTTCCATGCCCAGGAAAGGCACGGGAGAGATCATCAGCTTGAGGTTGAACTCAGCGTTGTAAGCGCCTTGCTGGACGGACGGCTGGGCGAACGAGCCGCTGTAGTCAGACCACTGAGCGTTTACGAACTGAGCGCCCTGCACGGGCACGACCACGGAAGAGACACCGCCGGAGGCTTGCTGACTGTTGGCAATCAGTGCCGCCATAAGCGGAGTCGAGTTGTACAGCTGTACAACCATCTTGGGAATAAAGGCTCTCCGCGTGACATAGGTCAACTCGGTAAGCTGAGTTGAGCCTGATGCCGGGAGGATGCCACCACCAATAGCCATATGGCCTCCTTGAGTTAAAAATTACCCTCTTTACAGCCCGATGGGTCGCGTAGGCTTACGCAACTCATTCAAGGCTCTCACAGCTTCTTCACGGGCTGCGCCTGCCGGGTTCTTCCAGTAACGGTTCAGGTCAAAGTTCTTGACGGCTGAGGGGTTGTAACCAGAAGAGGTCGGCGTTGCAGCCTGCTTCATCCACTTGTGATACTCGGCTGCCGTCTCGTGGTTGGTAATACCGCGCTCCAGCATGAGTTTCTCCACAGCCTTGACTTCATCTTCGTTGTCAATGAGTCCCTTCTTCAGCAGCCCATCACGGCGCTTCTGCAAGGTTTCCATTGCTTCTTTCTCGCGCAGCTTTGCCTCCAGCTGTTGAACACGCTGGTCATTCTGCGACACCGCCTGTTGGACGGTCTGCTCAAGCTCAAGCTCAGGAATAGGAAGGTCAGGTTGAACCTTCTTAGTCATTCGCAAGAAGTCTTTGCGAGTCGCGGGATTCTCAGCGAGTTGCTTGGCCAGGAGGGCCAGCTCATCACGAGCGGATTGGTCAAGGTTTTCGAGTGACATAGCTTTACCCTCTTATCTGGTTATCAGATAACTTTTTTACCGTCACCGGGCTTCTGAACAGCCATCGCGTTCTTCTTGTACTTGCTGGCACCATCAAGGCCACCAAACTGAGAGAAGCGAGGCGTGTTGACCATTTGGCCGTTCTGCTGATTGTTGTCAGTAGGACGACGGGGAGCTGCGGCTCCACGGGGCTTGAACAAGTCCATTTAAGACTCCTTACATTGGGGGTTGCAGTGCGCCCATCATGGGAGCACCAGGGATCGGCGCTTGTGCCATAGCACGCCCTTCAGGCGTTGCGCCACCGGCCTGGGGGAGAGATCGCATGAGTTGCATGATTTCAGCCTGCTGCAACTCGTTGGTAGACGCCTTGCGGCCACCGAGCATCTTGTTGAGCTTGGAGATGGCGTCCATGATGGTCTTGCCTTCTTCCGAATCTGCGCCCAACGCAGGCAGAGACTGCTCCAGAAGGTCGATAACCATGCCGATATTGACGAGTGCGCCTTCCTTGCTGCCCATCTTGGGTTCAGGCGTGGACATCGGAGCGCCCATCGGGGGCGTGTCTTCCGACGACATATCCTCTTTCTCTTCGATCTCCACCTCTACCTTGGGGGCATTGGTGCCTGCAGAGCGTTGGCCCCGCATGAGTTCCATCAGTTTTTCGGCAGGTACGCTCATGGTCACCTCTTTGGGCGAGTTTGTAAGTGTTTACTTTCCATTTGTCAAGACTAACGACGATTATCGCGGTTGTAGCGACCCGAGTAAGTCTTGATATTGGTCTGGCGGTACTGCATGGTCGGAGCCTTTTCCTCGCTACGCAGTTGTTCTGTCGAGTAGCGGGGTTGGTCTGCCGTAGGTTGCTGAGTACCGGAAGACGGGGAGCCGTTGTTTTGCATAGCTGCTCCTTATTGGATGAGGGGCATATCTGCTGACATCCCGCCGCCAGCCTCTTGGGGAGGCTGCGGGATAGATTCTGGAGGAGGCTGCTTGGCTGCTGCGGCTGCGGCCTGCGCTGCAGCTTCCTTCTCTTCCATGATCTTCAGGCGCTCCTTGAGCTGCTGCTTCATGGGAGGATCGACCAAATCCAGCAACGACTCCTTGTCGATGACCTTGGCGCTGTAGAGCGAGAAAGCCATCTGGCGCATATCTTCCATGAAGATTGGCGAGTTGGAGTGAGCGTCCACTTTCACCATAAAATCGGTGGTGAACTGATCTGCAACAAAAGGCACGCCTTGCGTGTCTTTGTAGTGAGTCGGGCTGTACAGCTGCATGGCCTTGAGGTACAGCGTGGCCATCTTCTCCAGCGCATCTTCGATGATGAGCGCACGCTTCTTGGCGCGGCTGGAGCCTAGACGAGCAAGTTGAGAAGCATGGCCCGAAGAGCGAACCCCAGCTTCTCCCCGGCCTTGAAGTACGGACACGATTCCCGATGCCTCTTCAAACATCAGGTCAATCTCACCGATTTCTCTGAACAGGTCGTTAGGAATGTTCGGGGCCAGCTTCTCAACCTTTGCGTTGGGCATATCGGTGGAGAGCAAGCCGCCTGCGCGGTTGAGCGCAAAGTTCTTCTCGTCCAACAGACCCGTGAACCCGATGAGCGCAGTAGGCGGCGAGACTTGCTTGCTCAGCAGGTCTAGGATTTCAGCCATGCGCTTGTTGCGAAGTTCTTGCAGGTAGACCAGGCGCGAGACTTCGCTGGCACCCCAGAAGTAGTCGTACAGCGGATTTGGGCAGACCTGAATGAAGGGAAGCTCGCCCTTCATAAACATGGTTTCGTTGGGACGGTCATAGATGATGACGTCCGGGTCTGCCTTGGTGATGACTTGGTAGTCCTTGATGTCGTCGTCGTAGACGTAGAGTTCGATCATGCGAACCGTGTCTTCTGAGACTTGGGCCTTGTAACGCTCGTTTCCGCTGAGGTCGAGGTTGACGTTGCCGTACATCGTCGGGTTGGTCTGAGACATCAGGATGCGCTCGACACCCTCGGGGCTGTCTGTGCGCTGATGCTCTGTGGCATTCACGCGCTTTACGATCTCTTCCCGGCGCGGGTGGCTGTACAGGCGTGCGTACAGCTCACTCTTGGTGATGTAGTATTCCTGGATCAGTGCTTCTTGTGCGCTGAGGTTGGGGATGTCCTCGCGCAGCACGCCGATGCAGCTTGGCTCCACCAAGAACGGGTGGATGCCCTTGTTCATCACGAGCTTGATGAACGTGGAGTTGTAGCACAGCGACCATGTAACGGCTTGGGAGAAAACCTGGTCTGCGTTGGAGTTGGCCCACTCGTCATTGAGAGCGCGAGTCAACACCGGAATCTTGGTGTGCTCAGCGTCAGGCACAGCTGCGCCGGTGACGATGGAAAAGCGTGTGGTTTCAGCCGAATACAGAAAGCTCGTGAGCTGGTCGATATGCGGCTGAATCTTGTTGTAGATGGCTGGGGCCGAATCAAGCCCCGAGCCAAACATGAACCATGACCGAAGACCCAGATAGTCGGCTTTGCGAGAGTTCAGGGAAACTTCGCACTTCTCAATGAGGTCGAGATAGAACTGCTCGCGCTCTAGGTGATCGGTCGGGATTCTCATGACTTGTCAACCTGCAGGTTGTCTTGGTCGGGAATGTAACTTGCAGCGCGTGGCCCCGTCAAATTGCCTGCTTGCTTGGGATGGATGCCCACCTGCTCACCGGCAACCGACTTGAAC